TCCCTGCTACGTTTAGATTCTCTTACTTTGACCTGAAATAAAATGACTGGATTATATTATGCAATTGGAACAAGTGTTGGAAATGTGGTCAGAAGACTCACAACTACCTCGTGATAATTTAGATGAAGTGTCGCGTGGCACACCTGCACTACACGCAAAGTATCTTACATTACTATCTCAAGCAAAACTCCGTCTCAAGAAAGCTGAGATGGATCAGAAGACTCTACTCAAGAAGAAGTGGTTGTACTATAACGGCAAGATGTCTGAGGAAGAGTTGAAAGCTACTGGATGGGATTTCGATCCCTTGAATGGCCTGAAGGTAATGAAGGGTGAGATGGATTACTATTACGACTCTGACAAAGAGATTCAAGAGTCTGAATTGAAGATCCAGTATCTCAACACGTTGATAGATACACTAAAGGAAATCGTTCAGAACTTAAACTGGCGTCACCAAACAATTGGCAATATGATAAAGTGGAAACAGTTTGAAGCTGGAAATTAATTATGTTTAATCATGTAGATCATGGGATTGTTCTCCCCAAGATAACTAGAAAGACAACTGAAGCTGGGCGCAAGTACTTCACACCTGAAGGAATGGCATACCCATCTATCACAACAGTGTGTAGTATTCTCAGTAAGGATTCCATTATTAAATGGAGAAAGCGTGTTGGAGAAGAAGAGGCTAATAAGGTAAGCTCCCAAGCCTCAGCAAGAGGTACAGCAGTACACAAGTTAGCAGAGGACTATATAGATAACGTACCAACGTGGAATGATGGCTACATGCCTCACCATCTGTATTCGTTTAGTCATCTAAAGGATATACTGGATCAGCACTTAGACAATATATGGTTTCAAGAGAGTTATCTATACAGTGACAGACTCGAGTGTGCTGGCCAGGTTGATTGTATTGCTGAGTGGGATGGAGTGTTGTCAATTGTAGATTTTAAAACATCTCGTAAGCCTAAAAAGAAAGAATGGATTACTAACTACTTTATCCAATCATCATTTTACGCTGCTGCTTTCTATGAAAGAACAGGCGTTGCTATTACACAGGCTGTTATTCCAATAACAGTTGATCATGAAGAACCCCAAGTGTTTAAGATTAAGACACATGATTACTTACCTCAGTTTCTAGATGTAAGACAAAAATATCGAGAATTGAAAGAACATGCCTGATATCATTTGTAGATTAAAAGACTATTCCATGTTAGAAGTAGATGTTGATGCAGGCCTAGCAGCTGAAATCAGCGACTACTTCTCTTTTTATGTCCCAGGATATAAGTTCATGCCGGCATATAAGAACAAGGTGTGGGATGGAAAGATTAAGCTGTTCAATCGCATGACTGGTGAGCTAAACGCTGGGCTGTATGTGTATTTGTTAAAGTTTGCATCTGAGCGATCATATTCTGTTGACACAGAAGAGTCGGATCAATATGGACTTCCGGTTCCTCAACGACTTCCACCTGAGCAGATGGCGGATTTATTGTCTGACGCATCACTTCCATTTCAGCCTCGAGATTACCAATCCGAAGCCATTGAAGTAGCCCTAAAACGGTCTCGAGCAATTTTGTTGTCTCCCACAGGTTCGGGTAAAAGTTACATGATATACCTAATAATGAAGTATTTTCACAATTACCTGACTAATGGAGTCAGTCCTTCGAAGGTACTTATAATTGTTCCGACGACATCCCTGGTTGAACAGATGCATCAAGACTTCATTGACTATGGTATGAATGAAGATGTAGTACATAAAATATATTCAGGTAAGGATAAAGAAACCAATAAAGTATTTATAATTTCAACATGGCAAAGTATCTATAAACTACCAAGGCCTTGGTTCAAACAGTTTGGGATGATTCTTGGAGATGAGTGTCATGGATTCAAGTCTAAGTCATTATCTTCAATTATGAACAAAGCTACTGAAGCTAAGTACCGCTTCGGGTTTACAGGAACTCTCGATGGTACTCAGACTCACAAGTTAGTGCTTGAGGGTTTATTTGGCCCCGTCTATCAAGTGACAAAGACTAAAAGCCTTCAAGATGATGGAACTCTTGCACCTCTAGATATTAAAGTCCTTCTAATGAACTATTCTGATGAGGTAAGAAAAAACTTTGGAAAGCAAACTTATCAAGATGAGATAGCTTTTATTGTGGGTCATGAAGGTCGTAATAAATTTATTCGCAACCTAACCCTCAGCTGTACAGGAAACACTCTCGTATTATTCCACCGCGTCGACGCTCATGGTAAGCCATTGTTTGACCTTATAAGTAACAGAGCAGATGAGAGTCGCAAAGTGTTTTTTATTTCGGGTCAGACAGATACAGCAGATAGAGAAGCTGTTCGTCGTATTGTGGATAAGCAGAAGAATGGGATTATTGTTGCAAGTCTTGGAACATTTTCAACTGGGATAAATATTCGTAATCTGCACAACATTATTTTTGCTTCTCCCTCGAAGTCACAAATTAAAGTCCTCCAATCAATTGGACGTGGACTCAGACAATCAGACGATGGACGTACAACTCAGTTGTTTGATATTGCTGATGATCTTCATTGGGGTAAACGAAACAATTACACTCTAATGCATTCTGCAGAACGTGTCAAGATATATGATAAAGAACAATTTAAATATGGATTAGTCAAGGTAGATATCCAATGAGTTATATACAATTTAGATTAAGTAATGGTGATGAGATTGTTTGTCAGGTTATGGAAGAGCCTGAAGAAGATGATACTAATATTGTGATACGTAGTGCCATGATGATATGCGCAATGACCGATGGTGATGGAATGAGATATCGGACATTCCGTCCCTGGATGGCTTTGCAGGCATCCGATCAATATTTTCAGCTGCTAAACTATTCACATATCGTAGGTGAAGCAAAGCCTGATAGCTATTTGCTCGAACAATACTACAAAGCGCTTAAATCTGAAAAGCAAGCGGATCAAGAATACCAAGAGCAGGTCGAAGCAAAGTATGAGGCAATTTTAGCCCGCTTGGCTGAACTTTCTGGAAATGATTCAGATCAGGCGACAGGTAATGTTATTTCACTATTTGATAAAAATAAGTTGAACTAATGCAAGACGATGACGCATATAACAAATATCCCCATCATCGCAAGTGGTTTAATAAATTATATATTGCGGAGCTGTTTGGATATGACTGTGGTCCTGCTGGGGTGTCTCCAACTAAGGACGGCACATATGTTGTTAGACCCATATACAATTTAAGTGGTATGGGTATAGGAGCACATGTAAAAGAGATAAAAGCTGGAGAAGAAGCTGTTCCAGCTGGTTACTTTTGGTGTGAATACCTAACGGGAAAACACTATTCAGCAAACTATAAGTGGCAGTACGACAGAGATATGACTGATGGTAAATGGTTACAGCCATGGAAGGGATATTCCTGTTGGGAAGGAACCAACATGCCCATCAACCTGACTAAGTTTGTTGAGTGGAAAAGAGCTGACTATATACCAGAAGTACCAGACGAATTGGTTTGTCTAAGAGACGTGGGTATAATTAATGTTGAATTCAAAGGCAATCAAGTTATAGAAGTACATTTACGTCCATCGCCCGATCCCGATTATGATCATATCATTCCTGTGTGGGCTTCAGATCTTGGCGTAAAGAAACAACATATGGAAACGCACGGTTATAACTTTGTAGATTCATATGATGATGCAGATGGACAACTAGAAGATCCGCGGATTGGATTTCTAGTTAAGTAGGGACATGCTGCCCCCTGCAAAGGCTGATGCCTTATTATACCCAGATAATAAATTTTGGCAACAGGAAAAATGCTGTTGCTCTTATATTTTTTATGTATTATACTATATGAAGTGAAGAGAGGAATATTATGGCTAGAACTAGACGCGCAAGTATTCATTATGTTAATAACAAAGAGTTTTCCCAAGCGGTTGTGGATTATTGCACTGCAGCTGCTGAGGCAAAGGCCTCAGATAAAATTCGTCCTATTATACCAGACTACATTGCGCAATGCTTCCTGAAGATTGCGGAGGGACTATCCCATAAGTCAAACTTTATTCGATATACGTATCGTGAAGAAATGGTTATGGATGCTGTAGAGAATTGTCTCAAAGCAATTGAGAATTACAATATTGAAGCGGCTACAAGAACAGGCCTGCCTAACGCATTTGCTTATTTCACACAGATCTCGTGGTATGCTTTTCTGCGTAGGATTGCTAAAGAAAAGAGGCAACAAGACGTCAAACTCAAGTATCTTTCTCAGAGTGGTTTAGAAGAGTACATTGCGACTGGTCTTGACGATCAGACAGCCATAAACGCTATGCAAGCATTTGTTGATACGCTGAAGGATCGTATTGACAAAGTAAAAGAAAAAGATGATGAGTTCAAACAATATGTGTCGCTAGATAAGAAGCGCAAGAAGAGAACTCTCTTAGTCGATTCTGATCTTGGAAGTTTTTTGGAGGATAACTAATGAAAGTACTTGTGACCGGTTCAGATGGAATGGTAGGTTCCAATCTAGTAAAAAAACTAGGGGATAATAATCATACAGTAATTAAGTTTGGTGATGATAAAGATATCTGCAATTGGGATGATTGGTGTTCTATTAAAGATGATGATATTGATGTGATTGTCCACCTTGCTGCTCTAGCGGGTGTCCG